TCGTGCTGGATAGCCATTAGTCTGCTGTTCTCCTCTGCCACGCCTTGATGTAGTCAACTGTTAGTGTCTTGGAGTCACTTGACTCTCTCGACTGTACAAACACCCAAGGTGTAAGGCTAACATCTTTAGTGCAAGCACCTGTCATTGGCGCTGACCTATAAGTCTGATAACCATTTGCATCCAGCCTATAGAAATGAGCAGTTGTATCTTCAAGTGCTACTATAAGTGTTTCGTAGGTAGCCGCTACTGGTGCAAGACCGTCTTCAATCTTTGTAGCTTCTGTATTGCTATCTACACCGAAGCACTGCCAGTATGCAGTATCATCTGTGTCAAATATCCATCCTACCGCATCTGTAGCAGTTGTTGAGTAGGAGGCTAGTGTATTTACAGCGCCTGCGTCGTCGTGTGCGTCTGTAAAACCAATTTCCATTTTCACTGCCGCAATATCATCTATCTTGATTCGGGCCGCCATGACACAGTTTAGCTGTCCTTGAAAGTTCAGCTCTCTACTGATTGCTGAATATCCATTGTCTGCTGTACCTGTTACCATAACTATCGTACCATTTGCCCCTGCGGATATTACAGCATCCGCCGAACTACCACTGCCTGTATCGGCAGTTTGCCACTCTACACTTAGTACGTCACCAACAAAGTCGTCAAATACAACTGTCTGGTCTAACGTATTAAATTCTAAAAATCCAAATTCCCTAGCCAACCCCATAGTATTTCTAAGGTTTTGACGGCTTGGGACTTTCTGTACCGGGTTAGCCATTGTTATCTCCTTTGACCATAGCTGGGTCAAGTTCTATTCTATTGAACTCAGGTTTATCTTTCTTAAATACTCCCCTTATCCTCCACTCTTCTTTATCAGGTATCGGTTCACTAGTATCTAATTCTATAGCCTCAAATGGGCCGAGTAAGCTGAGCCTAGAAGATAGTTCATACCCTCTCTTACTCATCACTGATAAAAAGGTATCTGCTGTACCTTTAAGATGAGATTTCTTCAGCCCAGCGCTAGCATCAACTGGTACGTGACAGCTTCCTTCTTTTACGCTATAAGGATTATCCTTTTTAGCATTTAATTTACGCTGAATCTTTTCAACGTCTACTAATGTTGAATCTTCTAAATTAGCTGACAAACTCTAAATCCGATAGTTTGATTCCAACACTACCTACACCTTCAAAATCAACTTTATACTTGTGGTCGCCAGTTAACTTATTCTCATAAAATCTATCTGTAACACGCCCATGCACACCATTAGCATTTATTTTATCTTGCATATTTGGTGTAAGTGTATCTAACTTACTCATTATTGCAGTATAGCGTTCAGAACTTTCTTTTAGTTTTACTGACGTTCCTTCGGGTATTCTATCATGTTCTACAGGTGCTTCTATGTGTGGAAACAATTTAGGAGGCTCGGAAGACTTAGTTTCCATAGTGGAGATTCGGTCTTCCATAGCCCCTAGTTTAGTTAATATAGCCTCTAGTACATCTGCGCTACTGTCAGTAGCTTCACTCTTCTTCGTTGTTGCCAATTTAGGCTCCTTTAATCCATACTCCGTGGTCAGACCTCATTACCTGCTCACCATATAGTTGCTCAATAGCTACTTTATCTGCAAAATAATCAATATCAAACATCGTGTGCATGTCTGGAGTCATTTGCATAATAAGTGCCTGAGCCTCTTTCTGGAAGAGGGTGTTGTCATGCCCTGCCGAGTTAGTACCATCGACGTTTGTGGACTTGTAAACTGGAACACCCAAGAATGACGATATATAAGCCTTATCCAGCGCTGACTCTCTGCCAGTGCCGTGTATGTTTGTATAGTCGTTATTTATATAGGTATCCATTTTTAGCAGTCCGACTTCGGATGCTGGTGAGATTACAAAGTAACGACTGTCTGCTGGGGCATTAGCATCATCAAGATACTGTATAGCCCTCAGATAGTCGTGGTATGTATTCTCTGCGGCGAGTGTACCAACTGTCTGTGAAGACCAGTCAGCCTCAACCTGTGATGCTAAAGCATCATCTACGTTTAGTCCTAGTGCATAACCCAGAGTGCCTGCGTAAGCCGCAAGCATATCTCTGTTAGACTGGACTTTAGTAATACTCTCAATTGCTATAGCCGCATAGTAATGCTGGTCTACAGTAATGGTAGTGTTTGTCTCTGTGACTGTCTCATACGTGATGGCGGCGTTTATTGATTTAGCTCTTGCGGCTAAGTCACTAATGTTAGGTATATTTAGTTTATCACCTTTCGTTAAGCCATCTTCAAATTTTCGGTCAACTAACTTAGCAAAGACTAACTGTGCTTCTCGTGCGACAATTGCCAAGGATGACCAAATCTCTGGTATGAAGACATCAGCAGTAGTGTTATCAATAAACTCTGTTGCTCCTGTCGCCATTTATTTTCTCCTGAAAAATTGGTCTAAAACCGTATCGGCATGAGCCTTCATGTCTGATTCGCTCATACCGGGAGACATACTTGCGGCGTCGCCCAACGTCATTCGTTTCTGCCCTGCGCCCACAGAAGAACCAGAATCAACTTCTCGTCCCCCTTCTCGCAGACGTTCTGATACACGCCGTTCAACTTCCGCATCTATATCTTCCACTGGTTGTGAAAAAGCTGACTGGACAGAAGATAACGCACCAGCGTAGTCGCCCTGTTCCCACTTAGTCCTAGCTTCTCCCATTTGTTCAGAATCCCAAGTACTATCATTGTCGTGTAATACATCGGCAATATTAGTTCTGTGCATCAGCATCGAAGTGTCCGCTTGCCTACGCTGAGATAAGCTATCCTTGACTCCTGTCAATGGAGAATCCTCGTAACCGCTTTGCGCAAAGTGGTCAATAAGAGATTCAACTGCGCCCTCTACACGTGATAGGGCCGCCTTAGTTTCGCCTAACTCCAGATACCCTTTTAAGAGTTCCTTGTTTTGGTCTCTGGCCCGGTTCAGTTGTCGTTGCCAGTTCTTTTGCTCATCAGATACGTCATCATAGATGTCCGCTTCTGCGTTAGTACTATTGTCCTGATTAGCCTCATACTCAGCCACGGTTAGTGCCTCCTTGGATGTCCCACGCTGGTACTCCATTTAAATTATACCACATTATAATACTCCTGTCAATATTTATTGTGAAAATACATTTACTCGCCCGGATGGGGAGATGTCAAAATCCTGACTTCTTGGTGTTGCCCAAGGATATACTGTGTCACTCTCGATTTGTCGTTTCTTCCATGCCAGTTTCTCAGACCTATCTTTTAACGATTTAGTCTCAGCATGTCTTGGGGTAACATCCCACCATTTAACCAGTAAGTAATCAATGTCAGGTCGGGCATCTCTATATTTTAATCTTGCCGCATTAACCTTATTCTGTATATCTCTATACACCTTGTGATTTGCTTGTAGTTCCGCTCTCTTAGAAGCAGACACTTCAAAATACCTTTTAGCTATAGCATTCATGCGAGTACCGGGTTTCCATATAAAGTTGTGTATGTTATAGTATGGTGATAGCTTTTCCATAGCCATATCATACTCTTTAACAACTGGAAGTTGGTCAGTCCACTGACGCCTCCTATTCATTATATACTGCCAATCTTCAGTACTTATAGTATTTCTAAACTCGTTTTCTAATTTCTTATAGGCCACAAAGTTAAATTCATTTGTATCTTCATTATAGTTTCCATCAGCACCTACAATCTCAGCCTGCCAATACTCATACAGTATATCTCCATGAAAAGACATTTCGTTAGTAGAACCTTCATCCCTAAGAAGCTGAAACTGTTGCTGTAACTCCTCAAACTCAGGAGCCGCAAGGATGGCTTTACTAAACTCTCGTCTTGCATAGGCGGCTTGACTCTTTATCTTACTAAATTCCTTGCCGTTAATATCGCCTCTCTCAAATGATAATGACGCATTAGCTAATGTTTGGATTTGCTTTAGGTCATGCTCTGATTTTTTCTCACGATAATCCCTAAAGTTACGAGCAAAGCCTTTGGCAATAGGGCCATATGCTTCCTCATATTCCTTGAGTCTTGACCTACTTACTGGTTCAAAGTCATCAATCTCATCTTGTAACTCTTCGGGTAATGTTGTCCAACCAACATGCTCGCCCTTTCTTATTTGGTTTTTTCGCCATTCTTTCAGTTTTGGAGTATCCCAATTCATCACAGCATAGTTACGAGCTTTAGCAAGATGGTCATAGTCACTTATCTTATATGATTGGAAACCAAGAAATTCTGTTGCTGTCGCAGGGGCCGCTCCCCAACCACCCATATCAGCGGCACTATCTACATAGAATGGAATCATATTTTGGCCTATATGTCCGATAGTAGCACCATAATCCCAGCCTTCATCCGGGTCTCTAAGAGGGTCTCCTGTGAATGTTCTTCCAGACCAGAGGTCATATATAGTTGCGGCGGCAGGAGCCA